AGCAGAAGCAAAAGCTAAACAGGAAGCCGAGGAAAAAGCTAAAGCTGAACAGGAAGCTAAAGCAAAGGCAGAAGCAGAAGCTAAATCAAAGGCGGAAGCAGAAGCAAAAGCTAAACAGGAAGCTAAAGCAAAGGCAGAAGCAGAAGCAAAAGCTAAACAGGAAGTCGAGGAAAAAGCTAAAGCTGAACAGGAAGCTAAAGAAACAAAGCCTACGAAGTAATTTAAACCTCTAATTGTTTAAAAAAAATGGTTACCGATAGTTATTATAAAAATCAAGCAGTTACAGTATGTGTAACACTTGCACAGGCGAAAAAACATCTAAAGCTAAGAGTTGGAGAAAGTTCAGAAGATGAATTGATTCAAGGTTATATTGATTCAGCTAAAGAAGACAGACAAAACTACATAAATCGTTCAATCGATACACGTGATTTTGTTATGGAAGTTTCGCAGTTCGAAACTGTAAATTTTGCTGTTAATTATGATAACGACGAAGTAACAAGTGTAAAATACTATAAACAGGGCGAAACCGAACTAACTACGCTTGACGCTGATAGTTATAAAGTTCGTCCTGGAATGGTAGTAGGAACAAAAACAATTACGTTTAAAAACCCGCCTTTAACAGAAAAGCGAGACGATGCAGTGATTATTACTGTAAAACAAGGTTGGGTAACGGCACAAGTTCCAGCACCGTTAAAACAATCAATGTTGTTGCTTATTGGAGATCAATACGAGCGTCGTGAAGATCGTGCAGAAATAGGTTATAACCGTGCGGCTGATGCTTTATGTAGAGCGTACAGAAAATATTAATGTTATGCCAAATAATCCTTTTATCGGTCAAATGGATCGTGAGATTGAGTTGATTGAAAAAAAACCTATACAATCAGCCTCAGGTGCTGAAACTCTAGGTGAACAATCTCTAGGAGCAGATTTTTGGGCGAATATGCAAGAAGTCGGAGGTGGTGAAGACACTGACGGAAAAATAAAGCATTTAGTAAACCGTACATATACAATTCGTTGGGATGAAACGGTACAGCAAAAATCTAATGCTTTAATATTGGTTGATGGTGGTCAACGTTTTGAAGTTTTACATGTTATCGAAATTGGTCGTAAAAAACATTTAGAAATTAGAGTAAAGCGTTATGAATAGTCCGTTGATGCAAGTGACAGGATTTGAAGAGCTGAAAGCTAAAATTAGAGAGCTCGGAAATGATAAGGATAAAAAACGAGAAGTTCTTATTATTCTAAGACAAGTTGCAAGTCCAACTCTGCAAGCGGCAAGAAGTTTTGTTCCGGTTGCTTCAAAAAAGCATAAGGCGAGAGGTAAATTAATTGAACCTGGTAACTTAAAAAAATCATTAGGATATATCACGGGGAAACAGGAAAACCCAACAATTTATGTCGGAGCTCGAGCAAAAGGTGTTAATAATGGCTGGTACGCTCATTTTGTTGAGCATGGAGTAAATAAATACAGTAAAGGTTACAAGCGTAAACGTAAAAGAAGGGCAAACAATCATGCGGCAATTGGTAAAACAAAAGCTACTCCTTTTATGGCAACCGCTTATCAATCAACAAACGGTCAGGTGACTGCTGATGCACAAAGAAAAATGGCGGCATTTATACAACGTAGAATAGATAAATTAAGTAGATAATGTTTGAAAGTATTTCAAAAGAATTGTATAGTTTTTTTTCGGGATTACCCGATTTTAATGCGGTAATGAAAAGAAATGAAGGAGGAACAGAGAAAACGTTTCTTTTTCCGATAGTAGCTTTAGAAGGTAACACGTTGCCACTTTCGACTTATATTTTAGGAGATAGAAACCCTGAAACTAAAGATCGTTCACAAGTTGATATAATCGTCATATTTTGGTTTGATCAAAACAGTTACGATGTATGTTGTGCTTTTACTGATGCAATGGCGCAACATATTGATGAAAGATACAATTTGCTTTCGGCATCAATTGATTATAACGAAGAAAGTTTTACTTATTCGGGAATGGTGAATTTTAACTTATTATAAAAAAAATAAAAAAATGGCAAGCGAAATTTATAACGGGAAATTATTGCGATTCAAATTCAATGCTAAAAAGTTTTTACATGCAACGTCATGTAAGTTAGACTTTTCAACTAAGCTAGAAGAAATCGCAACAAAAGACACAAACGGAACAGTTGTGATTCCGTCAAATTACAGTTGGACGGGTTCTACTGAAGCTTTGTTGGCTAATTTGCCTGTGGGTGATGCCGATCATGTAACTTTTGACGACATCTTAGCATTAAAGCTCTCAGGAACTCAAATTGATGTAGAGTTTACAACTGATGTTACGGGTGATATTATTTATACTGGTAAGGCGTTTATTGAAAATGCTGGTGTCACATCAACAGTTGGTGAATCGGTAAAAGTAACTGTATCGTTTAGAGGTAACGGTGATTTAGACCGAGATACAGTATCGTAATGGATGTTTCAGTAGAAATAAAAGGGAATACTTTTAAAATGACTTTTTCTTTAAAAGTATTCCGTATTTTAGGTAAGGTTTGGAATTTGCCATCTTTACCTGAAGTAATGCAAAAAGTAGCATTAATTGAGCAAATTGAATCAGGAAATTTTGAAATATACGATATTTTGTATGATGTACTTTTTCAATCAATAGATTGTCATCCTGATAATCAGATTAAAATTTCTAAAGAAGAAATCGAAAATTTAGAAATGGAGGAATTAATGTTGTTAGCGCAAGGAATGACGGAAGGAATTTCGGCAGCGTTTCCAGATGCTAAACTTGAAGAAAATCCAAAAAAAAAGACGACAGCTCCGAAGAAATAGTTTCCGAAGAAATTGATGAAACATGGGATGCTTTGGAAGAACTAGCTTTGGGGCAGTTGAGATTAAAAGTTAAATATTTTTATAGTTTGACATATAGGGAATTTGTTAATACAGTTAATGGATTTCAAAAATATGAAGACATTAAAAGTAGGGAACAATGGTCTATGACTCGAAAAATGATGTACGCTTCTGTAGCTCCGTATGCCGATGAAAATTTCAAAGAAACGGATTTCTTTAAATTCCCTGGAGAGGAAGAAATGTTGAAAAAAATTGCAGAGAAACAGTTGCTTGTTGATCTTGAAAGAGAACGTATCAGTAAAGAGTTTTTTGCAAAATACGATGCAAAAAAGGCGGCAATGGGAAAAGCGTAATTTGTTGAGTTGTTTTATATTTTCTGTGTTTTGAATGAGAAAAGCTCTGATTAATTTCAGGGCTTTTTTTGTTACCATAGTTAACAAGTTAGGGTTTTTTGTGGTGGTATTTTTACTGAAATATTACTTCAATGTTTGGTTTAGCTAGTATCAATGTAAAGTTTCAGGTCGACTTAACTCAGTTCTCAACTGGGATGCAAAACGCTTTGCGTGATATAGATAAGTTTGGTCAGAAAATGCAAAAAATGGGGCGAACAATGACAACATTTGTCACTGCTCCACTTTTAGCGGCTGCTGGCGCATCTGTGAAATTTGCTTCAGATTATCAAGAGAGTTTAAATAAGGTTGATGTAGCTTTTGATACGTCCTCGAGTGCTGTTAAAGAGTTTGGAAAAACAGCTTTAGAGACATACGGTATTGCTGAAGGTACGGCTTTAGATATGGCGGCGGCTTATGGTGATATGGGAACATCAATGGGGTTGACAACTGCACAAGCGGCTAAAATGTCAACTGAATTGGTTGGTTTAGCTGGTGATATTTCTTCTTTTAAAAATATAGGAATCGAACAAGCTAATACTGCGTTGTCTTCCATTTTTACAGGTGAAACAGAATCTCTTAAAAAGCTGGGAATCGTAATGACTGAGCAAAATTTGCAGGAATTTGCTTTGTCAAAAGGTATTCGTACGCGAATGAAAGATATGGATCAGGCTTCTAAGGTGAATCTTAGATATGCTTATGTGATGCAAGCGACTTCAAATGCTCATGGTGACTTTGCGAGAACTGGAGGTGGTGCGGCTAATCAATCGAGAATTTTTAGAGAATCTCTTAAAGAGCTTGGTCAAATGTTTGGCACGGTGATTTTGCCATATTTTACTAAAATCATTACTTCTGTTAATGGCTTTATAAAAGGGCTTTTAGGAATGAGTGAAGGTGCAAAGGTGACAATTATAGTTGTAGCAGGATTAGCGGCGGCAATTGGTCCGTTGTTGATGGCTATAGGTGCGATAGCTTCAGGAATTCCGGTCGTAGTTGCTGGTTTTGCTGCGTTAAGAACTGCGATAATGGCAACTTATGCTGTTGTGGCAGCTAATCCTATCGGTGTTTTGGTTTTAGTAGCACAGGCGGCAGCTTTAGCGATGCTGGTTTATTCGGTAAATACAAAAAAAGCGGCTACGGCACAAGATGATTTAAATGAAGCGGTTAGGAAAGGAAATGAAAACGCAGTTACTGAAGTTGGTGTTTTGGATAAATTATATGCATCTGCTACAAATGTAAAATTAGGAACTGAAGAAAGAAAAAAAGCGGTTGATGATATGCAATCGCTTTATCCTGCGTACTTCGGAAATCTTAAAGATGAAATTATATTAAACGGAAAAGCAAAAACTTCATACGAGGAATTGCGCGAAGCCATTTTTAATAAAAGTCGTGCTATTGCGATTGATAATGAATTGCAAAAACGAGCAAATGAACGTGTTGAAAAAGAAATCGAGCTTCGAAATAAAATAGCAGCTACTGAGGCAGAAATTTTAAGATTAAGAAGAAGTACAGGTGATGTGGTTATTCAGGAAGGTAGTGCATCTGAAAGAGTGAACAGGGTGACGGAATCTAGAGCTGAGTTGATTGAAAGACAAACAAAGCTATTAGGTATTCAAAATTCAGAACTTAAAAAATTCAATGAAGATAATTTAAAAGCAGATGAAGTTTTATTTTCTGCTAAAGAAGATTATTTAAAGAAAACGGGGAAACTTGAAGAAAATGAAAAACTTAAACTTCAGGATATTAAAATCGGAACAGATGCGATAAAAGATAGTATCGATACATTAAAGCCTGGTACTATAGCTTATTACGAAAGTCTGATAAAATTACAGCGCCAAGAGCAGGAAAATAATGTAACAAGTAATGCTGAATGGCTTAAAAAGCAAGCAATTATCGATTCTTATCAAAGAAAAATTGACGAGATAATAAAAAAACAGCAAATAAAATTACCACGACCTGAAATGCCGG